GGATTATATTTTGCCTCTGTAACATTTACAGCGCCAAGTGGAACAAACTGGATTAGTGTAAGATTTTATAATGGATCATCAGTTTCTGGCGATCCAGTCTATTGGGACAACATGGCAATATACTCTGGCTCTGTGATTTCTGGCTCTCCAGTAGTTTTTTATGAACCGCTTGAAGTTTTTGATGATAGGCCAGTATATAAATTCAATGGACTTACTCAATATTTTACATCTAACATTTCAATAAATCAGCCAATGAGCGTTTATATAGTTGCCAGAGTTTTTGGAGCCAGCGGAACCCTGATAGGAAATTCAGCGTCCGCCCCAGCAATATATTATCAATCAAACACTTTTAGAATGGGGGCTGGACAAGAACTAATTGGCGCTTCAGTAAATTCCAACTTTAATGTTATTGCTGGAATATTTAATAACAATTCTAGTTCTTTGTTTGTCAACTCTTCTGCGGTATCTGGCAATGTTGGAACTGGAAGTTACACGTCTGCCGTGAGAGTAGGCTATAGGCAAACTCCTTCTGGAGCCAATTCATATCTTAGTGGCGACGTTGCGGCGGTTGTAATATTTAATACAGCACATACAAAAATCCAAGTTGATGAAATTACAGATTGGATGAGAGATGCATTTAACATCGCTTGATAGGGATATAATGATTACATGATTAGACAATTTGGCACCATGGGATTTTTTATTAAATTTAATGAGTCGGCATCAGCGGGTATAAGGCTGGTTAATATTTTTTCATCATCTGCTGCAACGACTACACTATTTTCTGCAAGTACAAATTCCTCCAGAAATATCATATTCTCTAGCACCGCTTCATGCTATATTAATGGTCAAGTATCTAGTTCTATTGTTGACAATCAGTGGCAGCATGTATCTTTTACATTCAATCCTAAATTGCAAACCGACTCGTCAAATAATTTTCTTGTAAGATTTGGTCAAAGCGGCTCAGCAGATTTTCAGATACAAAATATTTATTTGCTAGATACGCTTCTAGACAATACAGAAATAAGATATCTGCATAATACTTTTACTGGTGCCTCAGCCATCCTATCCACTGGAGAATCATCATCTGCTTCTCTGTTAATTCTAGACAAAGATGAAAGAAGACATTCTTCTTCCGCCACCTCAGTAGTCTATCAACCATATAAAGATCAATTAAAGTTTTTAATTGATGTTGACTTGGTGGCAGAAGTATCTCTAGCCGCATATCTTGGTTCACCAACGACTAAACTAACTGGCGACCTTAGATATTTTGATGGAATTCTTTCTATAGAGTCTGACTTAGTTTTAAGTACTGTGGATAATGCAATATATGAACTTAATTCAAGTGGTGGTGTGACTCTAGTAAATAGTTCTAATGGAGACTATGTAAGTATTCTTAATGGTATAGAACACATCGATTCAAGATGGTTAAAGACTAGTGGATCGTTCACGAAAGTTCCATTTGTAGAAAAAATTACCTATACCGTGGACAGATCTACGCAAGAATAAGATAAATATGGTAACATAATAGCATGAATAAGCCTAAATTATCTATTGTCAAGGACAAGTCAAAGTACGGAATATATGTATGGATGCTTCCAGATGGAAATATCTTTACCGATGAAGATAAAAATGTTTTAAACATACCATCTGAATACGGCGATATCACAAAAATGGCAGAAATTAGAAAAGCGGCTGCACACTATGGCCAGCCAGATGGAAAAGCCGTTTTTATTCCTGGCGTGGGAAGGCTAACCGAAGAAGAGTATGAGCAGGATGTTGAAAGAATGAATAGCGGTCTTTTAACTTATGGAGATACGGGAGCGTGGAGAGATGCAGCAAGAGCAAGAAGAGACTTATCTTAGTAGCGTGAGGCTTCCTGCAAGAAATAGGGAGACTCCATTAATTCAAGAACAGGACGATTTTAAAAAGGGTTCCGATGAACTTATGAATCTTTCTGGCTTGTCGCAAAACTTTAAGCGTTCTGCAAAAAGAAAGATGGAAAAGACCCTGATCACAGTGGGTGGACAAATTGTAGAGGCTGAAGCAAATGAATATTCTGGAGATAATGCATCGTCAAAACAAATTATTCCAGATAAGTTCGGCTACGGACTCTTTGACGTTGTAGAGCCACAATATAATCCATATGCGCTTGCTAAGATCTATGAACTATCCGCTCCTAATTACGCTGCCATCAATGCAAAGGTTGCAAATATTGTCGGTCTTGGATATGATCTTAAAGCATCAAGTGAAGTCATGCAAAGAATGGAAGATGCATCTAGTCCAGAAGAACTTGCGAGAATGAGAAAGAATCTCAATAGGGCAAAGATCAGAATGATCGACTGGCTAGAGAGCAGAAACGACGAAGACACCCTGACCATGACGTTTATGAAAGCCTACATTGATGCGGAGTCAACTGGCAATGGCTATATTGAAATTGGTAGAAAGTCAAATGGAGAGATTGGCTATATAGGTCATATTCCTTCTGCAACCATGCGTGTTCGTAGATTGCGCGATGGATTTGTTCAGATAGTTTCTGGTAGGGCAGTTTATTTTAGAAACTTCCAAGACCAAGAAACAAAGAATCCAATCACGACAGATCCACGACCAAATGAAATTATTCATATCAAGAACTACACACCAACTAATACATACTATGGTGTTCCAGCAATTGTTGCTGCCAAGAATGCAATGGCGGGTAATGAGTTTTCTTCTAGATTCAATATTGAGTATTTTGAAAACAAGGCTGTGCCACGATATATCTTCTGGGTTAAGGGCGCTAAAATGACGCCAGAGGCTGAGGAGAGGCTATTTGAGTTCTTCCAGTCCAGTGTCAAGGGGCAGAATCATAGGACAGCAATCATCCCCATCCCTGCCGATACTCCAGACAGAAAGGTTGAAATGAAGATGGAGGCTGTAGAAAATAGCATCCAAGACTCTTCATTCACAAATTATCGTAAAGCAAACGTATCAGAAATTCTTATGGTTCACCGTACACCAGCATCTAAGGTTGGGGCGGCAGAGGGAATTGGTCTTGCAGCAGCAAGAGAAGCAGACAGAACATTTAAAGAGCAAGTATGTCGCCCCGCACAGGACTCTCTTGAGAAGAAGGTTAACAAGATCCTTGAAGAAAAAACGGATTTATTCAAGTTTGAATTCAATGAGTTGACCCTTACTGATGAAGAGACACAATCTAAGATCGATGAAAGATATCTTAGAATGAAGGTTATTGTTCCAAATGAAGTTAGAGAGAGGCTTAAGTTGTCAAGTATGGATGGTGGAGACCAACCAGTAGTTCTAACCGCACAGCAAGCAGCAGAGCAAACTGCCCAGGCAACAAGAAATAGAACAAGAGACCAAGAACGCGCCTCTAATGCATCTGACTCAAATGAAACAAGTCGTGCTACTCAAGGTGACGGAAGACAACAAAACTAATAAAGTAAAGGATTATATAATAATAATTACTATGAAAGAAATTTCTAAAGCGCACTTTGAAAGTGACGATAGCAACATTAGATTTATGATGCCAATCGCTAAGGTCGATGTGGAGCGTAGAATCGTTAGTGGTTTTGCCACTCTAGATAATGTTGATCGCCAAGGAGATAAACTTCTTGCAGAGGCTTCAAGAGAGGCATTTGAAAATTTCCGTGGTAATGTTAGGCTAATGCATCAGCCAATTCCTGCTGGCAAACTAATTTCTTTTAAAGAAAACACATTCTTCGACCCTAAGACAAAGAAAACATATAGTGGCGTTTTTGTAGACGCTTACATATCCAAGGGTGCAGAAAATATATGGCAGATGGTTGTCGATGGAACGCTAACAGGATTTTCAATAGGCGGCAGGATTCTTGACTCTGAGCCAATGACAGATGATGAAAGTCAAGAATCAATCAGACTAGTTAAGAAGTATGAGTTGATGGAACTGTCCCTAGTTGATAGTCCAGCCAACCAATTTGCCAATATTCTGTCTATTCAAAAAGTAAACGATGAAATTGTAGCCAGCGGAATCTCAACATCATTCTCTGTTGAGAATATTTTCTGGTGTGCAGAAGATGAAATTGCCATACCAGATATGGATGAAAGCATTGAGTGTGCGATCTGCCATAAAACAATGACCAATATCGGATGGGTAGAGTCAACTGATCCATCAAAAGATGAGGAAATATCTAAGTGTGTAGACTCCATTTTACAAAAAGCAAAGGCTGCAATGCATGGCGAATCAATGATGGAAGAAGAAGACGATGAAGACGAGGACGATGTTGACAAAGAAGTCATCTCTACAGAGACTGGAGTTCCAGTAAGAAACGCCCAGCAAGGTCTTCCAGGTGGAGTTTCAAGATCAATGC